ATTTCAGAAATCAATGATACCGTTAAGTATATTACTGAAGCAAATGGAAAAGACCTTCACATCGAAGGCGTGTTTCTACAAGCAGATATAAAGAATAAAAATGGACGATTTTATCCTGGAAAAATTATGGATAAGGAAGTCAAACGTTATACTACCGAATATATTGATAAAAAACGTGCATTTGGTGAATTAGGACACCCCGAAGGTCCTACTATCAATTTGGAAAGGGTATCTCATATGATTACATCTTTAACGAAAGAAGGAAGTAATTATATAGGCAAAGCTAAGGTATCTGATACTCCACACGGAAATATTGTCAAAAACCTTATCAAAGAGGGAGCCCAACTTGGTGTATCTTCTCGTGGTATGGGTTCGCTTAAAGCGAACAAAAAAGGAATTCAAGAAGTACAAGATGATTTTTATCTTGCTACTGCCGCGGATATTGTCGCGGACCCGTCAGCACCCGATGCTTTTGTTAATGGTATTATGGAAGGCAAAGAGTGGGTATGGGCGAATGGCGCAATTCAAGAAGTTGAAATTGCGAAATATAAAGAAATCATAAAGAAGACGCCGAAAAATCGATTAACATCGATGGAAGCGACAATTTTTGAAGATTTCATAAGTAAGTTGTAGCAAATTAGCTACGTTAAAGTAATTAGTTTTATAAATATAGATAATCAGAAATGATTCATTTATAAATTTATATATTAATCAAATTGGATTAGGAGAACCCTGATGAAGTTAAAAACAAAAACTGGCGAAATGTTGGTTTTGGATGAAGAGCAGAACGTTTGGAAAAGCGAAACTGCCGATTCCGATACTTCTATTACACAGTCAGATGCCGATGAACTTTTAGAGAAGGGGGACCTGGAAATGGTTGCTGAAGATTCTGAAATTACTGAAGCGGATGTCTCTGAAGCTGAGGAACCAAAAGCCAAGCCTTTAAAGAAGAAAAGGATTAAAGTTGCGGGATCGGGCGATGTCGAAGTTATGGAAGATGATGACGAAGACGAGGACGATGAAGCTGATGGAGATGATGCGGATGAAGATGAGGATGACGAAGTAGAAGAAACCAAATCTAAAGCCAAAAAAGAAGAAGTCGAAATCAATGTTGATGTAGAGGACGATGTTAAAGCATTGTTTGACGGTCAAGATTTGACTGATGATTTTAAAGAACGAACAAAACTTGTATTTGAAACTGCGGTGAAAGCCAAGGTAAAGGAAAATCTTGCATCTATCGAAGATAGAATGGAAGCTGATCTTGCCGAGCAGACTGCCAATACACTTGCTGATATTACAGAGAAACTAGATGGTTATCTAGACTATATGGTTTCCCAGTACATTGAAGAAAATGTTGAAGCAATCGAACACAAGCAAAAAAATGAAATCCTAGAGGGTTTTGTTAGTGGAATGCAAAAATTGTTTGCTGAAAATTACATTGAAATCCCAGATGAAAGGTACAATGTAGTAGACGAGCAAGCTAAAGAGATTGAATCTCTTAAAGAAAGCCTTGATGCTGAGATGAATAAAAATGTAGAAGCAAAAGGTAAACTAGCAGATGCATCTGCCGAAAAGATTTTCAGAGAAGTAACAGAAGAATTAACCGAAACACAAAAAGCAAAGATGAAATCTCTTGCGGATGGTGTTGAATTTGATGATGCCGAGACTTTTACTGAAAAATTAAACACTTTGAAGAAAACTTATTTTCCTTCAGAGTTAGAGAAAGACGAAGTAGTTGCAGAAGAGGGTGCTAATGGCTCCTCAGAAGTAATGACTGATGCAATGAAGAAGGTTATGGCTTCACTTTCACAAATTAGAGAACCAAGCGTTTTAGGCGCCTAATTCACATTTATCAACTATAAAGAAGGAAACAAAATGTTTTTATCTGAAGAGATTAAAGATAAGTGGCAGCCAGTTATGGAGCACGAAGATCTCCCAAAGATCGAAGATGCTACAAAACGTGCAATCACACTACGTCTTTTAGAAAATCAAGAAAAGGCTTTGCAAGAAGCCAATGTTACAGGTGCTAACGTAGATAATTGGGATCCAATCCTGATTTCCTTAGTACGAAGAACTATGCCTCAACTTATGGCGTATGATACAATTGGTGTTCAGCCTATGTCTGGACCTACCGGTCTCATATTCGCTATGAAATCACATTATACTGGCGAAGCTAGTACTGGTGCTGAAGCATTAACATTACCCGCTGGTCAACCTGATGTTGATTTTTCAGGTGATGATGGTGCAACTCCTGCGGCAAATCAATATTCTACTGCCGATGGCGAAGCACTTGGTGGCTTTGTATCAGGTGGCGGAGCATTCAAAGAAATGAGTTTTTCAATCGAGAAATCAAGCGTTACTGCTGAGACTCGTGCGTTAAAAGCGAAGTATTCTTTGGAACTCGCACAAGACCTTAAAGCAATCCACGGATTGGATGCTGAGTCAGAATTAAGCAACATTTTGTCTGCTGAAATTCTTGCTGAAATTAATCGAGAAGTAATCGAATTGATTCTTTCTCAAGCGACTGCCGGAGCAACCGACGGAACAACTCTTGCAGGTACCTTTGCTGTCGATGATTCAAAAGACAATCGTGGTGCTCGCTGGGGTGGAGAAAGATACAAATCACTTTTGATACAAATCAATCGTGAAGCGAATCTGATTGCTAAAGAAACCGGTCGAGGCCGTGGTAACTGGATACTATGTAGTGCAGACGTTGCGTCCGCCCTTGATATGGTAGCTGGATTAGCAGTTCCAAATATGGAAGTAGGAGCAAATCAGCCCGACATCGTTAATAACGTTTTTGCAGGCACACTTGGTGGAAAATATAAAGTTTATATTGACCAGTTCGCAGCCGCAGATAGCGTTACAGTCGGTTACAAAGGCTCTAATATGTATGACGCCGGACTTTTCTATTGTCCTTACGTCCCATTACAATTAATGAAGAGCATTGGGGAAGAGGATTTCCAACCACGACTCGGTTTTAAGACTCGTTATGGACTTACTCATAACCCTTTCGCATCTGGCACAGCCGGAGCGAATCCTTATTTCCGTAAGTTCACCGTGACGGGCTTATAATACCAGTATCCACTATCATTTCAGATAGAAGGATATAAAACAATTGAACGGTGTTAATAGCACCTCTGCGAAGCCCCCTTGATTGGGGGCTTTTTTTTAGACCTTATACAGCTTTTTTTTAGACTACGCCATTCGTGCCGTTTTTAGGAATTTCGCTACCGAGGGTTCGCAGTCGAATTAGCCTCTACCACTTAATTGTGTTAGGGGCTTTTTTCGGTTTAATAGAGGAGTTATATAAATACTAATATGGCACAAGAAACTAGAATAACTCCAACAAAAATAAATTTAGCTAAATCTACAAATTATAAGCTAAATATACACTTAATACCAAATACAATATTCTGGTTAACTACCTGTAATATTCCTACATTCTCTACGAATGAAGTCCCAATTCCTGACCCAGTTCACGGATATAGATATAAACCCACAAATACATCTCAAATAGCTCCAATGACAGTCACATTCCTAGTGGATGAAGACTATTCTAATTATATGGAAGTTTTGGATTTGATGTACAAAGCGGCAGGTCCAATTATGTCCGATCGATTTCAAAAGGGTGAACCCACTGGATCCGATGGAAGTCTACATATCCTATCAAACAACAAAAATGTTTCGGATGTAGTATTCACATTCCACAATCTTTTCCCCACTATTCTAGGAGAACTTCAGATGACCAACGAATCACCAGAGCCGTTGCTTACTGATTTGACAATGCAATATGATTATATGTCGTATCAGAGTGGAGACCCACTCTAAAAAAGGTGAGAAATCACTTGACATTTGAAGTGAAATATTATATAATGAGCTTATGAAAATAGATGAACTTGAAAAATCCGTAGATGCGGATGTATATATTGATGAGACAATTCTTGCTAAAGAATCCCTTTCAACTCCCGTTAAACATAATAAATATCTGAAGCTCCTGTTAAGGGAGAGACTCAAACTCAAGAAATTGAGGAATGAACTCTATAAGGTGTCCTTGGGCAGAACTAATTATTACAATGGTTCAGATCCAGATCCCTTTGATTACGTCCTTAAAGATCGAGAGGTCAAGGATTATGTACGGGTTGATCCGGTCGTGTTAGAAGCAGAAGCAAAAGTTACGCTTCAGGAAGAAATAGTGAAGTATCTGGAGGAAGTCTGTAAAATGTTTATGAATCGAGGCTTTCAGATCAAAAATGCCCTCGATTTCCTCAAGTGGACCTCAGGTGGATTTTGACTGACATTATTGTACATAAAAAAGATGATGTATATTTACGAATAGAATCAGATGCGGATATAGCACACGATTTGTCGGATTTCTTCACGTTTAGGGTACCTGGATATAAGTTTATGCCTTCCTACAGGGCAAGGGCTTGGGATGGGAAAATCCGACTTTTCAACGTTTTTGGTGGGGAACTCTATGTCGGATTATTATACTATGTTAAAGAGTTTGCAGAACGAAGAGAATACACAATAGAGAGCCTTCCTCTCGAGGTAGTCACCACACGCAAGGAGACAGAATTCTTTTTAGATTCACTTGATCCTTATGTTGATGGTGAAAGTATCACTCCATACGAGTACCAGACGGAGGCCGTACATCACGCTTTGAATCATAAGAGAGCCTTGATGATATCTCCTACGTCATCTGGTAAATCCTTGATGATATATGCGTTGGTGAATTGGTATTTGACTAATCAAGAGAAAAAGATATTGATTATTGTGCCGACAACGAGCCTGGTTGAACAGTTATACAAAGATTTCGAGGACTATACGTCTGGATCAAAATGTGAGTACACCAGCGATGTGGCGCATCGTATATATGCAGGTAAAGACAAAATAACTGACAAACGAGTAGTTATAACAACGTGGCAGAGCATATATAAATTAAAAAAAGACTGGTTTCAACAGTTTGGTGTGGTGATTGGAGACGAAGCACATAATTTCAAGGCAAAATCCCTCACCTCTATCTTAACGAAGATGACGGAATGTGAGTATAAGTTTGGATTTACGGGTACTTTAGATGGTACTCAAACACACAAGTTGGTACTTGAGGGATTATTCGGTCCTGTCCATAAAGTCACTACAAGTAAAGCATTAATGGATGCCGAACAGATTGCGAAATTACACATTGAAGCAATTACCTTGAAATACACAGACGAAGAAAAAAAACTTGTGAAAACGATGATATATAAGGATGAGATAGATTTCCTTATCAATCATAAGAAACGGAATAACTTTATTTGTGATTTAGCATTGACAAGAGAATCAAATACGTTAATTCTCTTTCAGTTCGTAGAAAAACACGGTAAGAAATTATTTAAATATTTAACGGAGAAAAATCCAGAGAGATCGATATTTTTTGTATCTGGAGAAATTGCAACAGAAGTAAGGGAGGATATACGTGCTATTACAGAAAAATCTGAAAATGTTATTATTGTGGCTAGTTATGGGACTTTTAGTACCGGGATTAATATTAGGAATCTTCATAATATCATTTTTGGTCATCCTGTCAAATCTCGTATTAGGAATTTACAGTCCGTTGGCCGTGTTCTTAGAAAATATGATGACAAAGAAAAAGCCACGCTCTTTGACATAAGTGATGATTTAAGTTGGAAGAAACATAAAAATTACTCTCTCCGTCATTTTTTTGAGCGGGTGAAAATTTATAATAGTGAAAAATTCGATTATAAACTAAGAAGTATTGAATTATGAAACAAGAAACAAAAGAAGATTTTAAAATTTACAAGGGTATTATTAATCTCAAACATACCGGAATCGAACTAATATGTGATGTTCTCGCAATAGATGAAAAACAAGGCTCCATACGTATCAAAAATCCCTGTATTCTACAGTCTGTAATGACAGAAGAAGGGAAAAGTCAGATGGCAATGGTTCCATATTTGATGACATCCAAAGAAGATGAGATCCAAATATCATTATCAAATATTCTTTTCATTAATGAATGTCGTTTGGATATTGAGGAACAGCATACGCAAATGCATTCATCCATATCATTGCCCAGAACCCGCAGTCAATTTGATATTTAACTTGACATTGACTACTTGTTTACGTTATAATATAACTTTCTATTTGTACATATGTTCGCCGTGGGACGAGACACGGATTCCACCTGTATCAGAACACAGGTAATTAGCTTTTTAGTGAAGTGAGCAGACTATAATACTCGACATACTGAGTTGAGGTCTGTGTATTGATGTGTCGTACAAGCACTAAATATACAAGATAATCGGGTCGGAACACACCATATAATGGTATTTGTTCATTAGAGACTTGTGGATCTACACAAGCGAGGCCAACAGGATAACCGTAACCTGTCTCTATAATCCTAACTACGTTTAAAAAAGGTAATAAAAAGAATATTGCGAAAGGTGAAACCTTGAGCAATCCTATTTTGAGCGAAGCGAAAAATAGGGTTTGATGTAGTCCTAAAGACTCTCGGCCCTAAGGGCCTCGAGGGCTTCGCCATTCCAGTTATATAAATTAATAAAAAGACTTGACATTTGACGTTTTTGGGTGTATAATATAGTAAATATACATTTAATAATAATGAAGGAATATATTATGGCCAGTGTTAAAAAACCAGTAGACAAAGACAATACAAACCACTACATCAACAATAAAGAATTCTTGAAATGTCTTATAGAATATCAGGCAGATATTGTGAAATGCAAGGAAGAAGGTAAATCCAAACCTTATGTTACTGACTACATTGCTATGTGTTTCCTACAGATAGCACAAAGACTCTCCTATAGACCCAATTTTATTAACTACACATATAAAGATGATATGATATCGGATGGTCTAGAGAATTGTCTGGCATATATGCACAATTTTAATCCAGATAAGAGTAAGAATCCTTTTGCTTATTTTACACAAATAATTTACTATGCATTCTTACGAAGAATTCAGAAGGAAAAGAAACAGCAATATATCAAGTATAAAGTATTTACGGACAAAAAGGCAGAATTAGAGGCTATAAATGATGTACAAAGTCACGAAAAACTTTCCAATGATTTTCTTAATGAAAAAGGCTCTGCTGATTTTCATATACACATAAAGGAGTTTATTGATGATATGGAGAGAAAGGAAGCGGAAAAGAAACAGAAGAGAGAATTGAAGAAAGTTGAAAGGTCCGCCAAAATGAAAAAAGATCAAGCACCCGAAAACAATCTTGAACTCTTTATGGTATGAAAGTAGCCGTTATAACAGATACGCACTTTGGTGCAAGGTCTGACAGTCAAGCATTTTCAGATTTTTTCTACAAATTCTGGACGAATACATTCTTTCCATATTTGAAAGAACACAAAATTGATACCATTATTCATTCTGGTGATTTGATGGATAGACGGAAGTATGTCAATTATGATACTCTCAATCGAATGCGAAAAGAGTTTATCGGAGTAATGGTTGAAGAGAAAATGACAATGCACACGATTA